CTCACCTATGTAACAATACACGCTCAACCTGTTACCCGGTTGTAATTCATAAGGAACATTTGCAGCTCTATCACTAAAACGTTCACCAAGCAACGGATAAACAAAAACAACATGATCAGTATAATTGTCAACTATCAACTCCAAGTCATCAAGCGAAGCAAAACATTTAATGCTGTCACCATCATTCGCACAATTATTTACACGGCTTCTAGTTGCCGTTAACTGGTAAGCCAAAGCCTGTAAACCTCCAGCGTGCGCAGTAATTCCCTTCTCTGAGGTTTTACCTGTAATTACGTTCTCCCATTTCGTCGGGTCATAAGTTCCCGTAACATCAAACTTCGCTCGCTTCAAAACCTTACTAACAAACGCGCCCATCCCAGCCTTATAAATTGTCGCAGGGTTATAATCAGCAACACCAAACAACAACGCATCGTTGATCTTGTTAGGATAACTTTGAACAATTTGCTCCAAAATATAGTTCAGTTCAGCGCCACTGATCTCTTGCGCTCCATTTGTTGTAATGGCTCCATCAATAAGCGCGAGTAAAGTTGTTTTGTCAACCATTAGTTGAAGTCGTTATTAAAATCATTATTAAAATCACCGCCTAACTTTCCATCACTCAGCATTGAGCTAACAGGGTTCAATCTTTTACGCTTATAAAAAAGTAAAGTGTCTTTATCAACAGGATCACTCTTCACCTTCACCAATTGTCCAACTGTTAAAACACTACTTCGGTTAATTGTCCCGACATTATCAGCAATCAATGAGCGCACGCCTTCAACCCCGCCATACTCTTGTATAGCTATGTCGTAAATAGTTTGTCCAGCCTTAACTGTTATTGTCTTCTGCCCCATACTCAGCAATAATTGTCATGTCAGTTAAATCCTTCGTGTCCATTTTTACAATAGTTGCACCATCATTCTCAACTTCACTTTGTATCTCAGCCGCAAGCTCATCACCGCTTTTATCCTCTTCAATGTAATTCACAATACCAACTCCAACAGTAGGGCTTTGCTTAAACTCACCCTTCTCAGCCATAATAAGTATTTGCACGTTTTGATTCGTACACTCATCAACAACAAAGTCGCCGTTCTTTATTTGCAGATCAAAACCCTTCAGAAAAAAATCGAACAGCTTACCCATGTTTTACATTTTCATTTTCAAGATCACTCTTCTTAGTCTTCACAATACTTGTCATCGTTGCAAAACTTGGAGCCAGCGGATAAGTACCAGTCGGAGCCAATGCAATCGAAATAGAGCGCAACGCATCCAGCAGATCATTGTAATTGCCCTCCAGCGTATTAATTCGTTTCGTCAAAGCTTCAACCTTCACCAAACCGCCAAACGTTTCACCATTCAACTTCACAATACCCTTCGCATCAATCTCAAAAGTGCCGCCTCCTTTAGTCTTAATTAAGTACCGTTTAATCTTTCCGAACTTGGTTATGTACTTGTAAGTATTATCATTGTCAATCGACCCAACCAATACATCACTTTTAACCTCCGGTATAATTATTAAACCAATCTCTTCGCTATCAATCGCCGCCTTCAGTCTCACATCATGGTAAATCGGACTTCCATCACCCGGATCAACATCACAGGTATAATTTTTTTCATCAACCTCTACAACAGTACCCGCAAACGTTTGCACCGTTGCCGATTTTTTCGACAACTTAACCAACTCGGTTCTTATTTGCTCTTTACGTTCGCTCATTACTCAATCAAGTTTGAAGTTGCACTTCGTCCTAATTCCAACTCTCTATCAATTCCATCATCCGGCCCGTATGAAGTATTTACCGAATCAATAAAATAACTCCCGGCGCGTTCAGGGTATCGGTCATTCATTAAGTTTGCAACCATACTGTGAATAGCAAACGGCAACCACTTCGATTTAAACGCACCCCTGTAACCATCGTACTTAATTCTATTGATCGCTTCCTTTGCTAACACCTTAAGCTCATCCTTCGTCTTGTTGTAATAATGTACCGTCACTTGATCCGCGTCCGCAAATTTTCCATTTCCATTTTCGTCAACTGATCCATCACCAACCTCAACACTTATTTTTTTATTGTTCGGCATTACACTAATAGCCTTAATACGCACACGTATATCTTCTTGCCTTCTAAATGCAAGATCACCCATGATCGCATTCTTTTGAAAGTGGTAATTAACCTCACCCAATCCTTTCTCCTGGTATGCCAATCCCACAAACAACTTTTTACCTCTGAAGTAAGCAACCAATAAAAACTCTTCCTTCAGTTTCTCCAGTGCTTTCGCGGCACTCCAATCTAAAAGGGGCCAGCGTAACATCAGGACATTCAATCGTTGCACCCGGTACAATTTCCGCAAGCATGTCCGCAAGCTTTATACTTCTCCAGCTTTTATTTATTAAACGCTGTTTGAGTTTCCACATCTCATCTTCACACTTCAACACAACAGGTGATCCCGTAACTATTTCCGAAACATAACCCTCGTACTCAGTAACCAACTCACCATCGTACCCAAAATTTATTTGTACAGCATCACCAACCTTCACCAACTTCTCAAACTTCTCACCCGTACTCTTCAATGTTAAATTTGGTAGCGTCAACGTAGCAGTATCAGTCAAGCTCTTCCAAGAGCTATGTATCTCAGCCTTGCTCAGCATGTTTGTAAATACGTAGTCACCCACGTAAACCAAACTACCCATATCAACCTGACTTTTACCCATTCTTTTTCTTCAGTTCCAAATCAAACTCTTTATCACTCTTGCAAATAAATTCATAAGGTTGATACCCGTACGATCCTTCAATTGCTGGCAACCTCAAATCAATAATTGAGATCAGCTTAATGCCGAACATCGTTGTAAGCTTATTAACAATCGCAACACTATTGCGCAGCTCGTAAATCTTACGCAGCATCCTCACAATATCCTCCGGGTAGCTCTCAGGGTCATCATCATTCACAGCAATGCCACGTATCACAACGTTGTAATCATTCAACGAGAATAATTCTTTAAATGTCCCGTCATTGCCATCAATCACAGTCTCAATCATTCGCTTGCCTCCGTTTATTTCAATCAACGGCTCATTTGGCAGTGTGAAATAATCAAGCGCATCTCCGCGCTTTGTGTTTTGTATTTTGCAAGGCAAGTGAATAGGAGTACCAAAAAAACTTTGAACATCAGCATCAGGCACAAGTATCTTCGCGCTATCAAACGCACTCGCACCCTCAACATCAAACACCTCATTATTGGGCGCGTAACGTGGTAAGCCAAACGCTTGCCAGTATAAATACGGTATAGGTATTCTAATGTTTCCCATGCGTTACGTCATTAATGCTCGCCGTGTGCGTAAGCCTTCTCCTCTTCCTTAAGAGGAGATACCCGAAGGGGAGAGGAGTTTACTGTCTCTCACTCGCCAACTCCGCCCCACGTATCGCTCTCAAAATAGTCTCTTCAATAAACCTCACAATATCCTCTTTGCTCTCATCAAGCTTTTGCGGAGTAATATTTATTTTCTCAACGAGGTTATTGAAATTGAGCGTAATATTTCTAACCGATCTCCCCGTGTCACTTATCTTACCGCTCGTTTTATTTATCTCAGCATCACTTTCCTCCGTTGCACTTCCAGCAGTACTTGTCCCACCGCCTGTCACAGCATCGCTCTTCAGATCGCGCATTATGCCGCCTGAGTTTAAGTTGCCCGTAGCTTTCTCTTCAGAACCCAAACCAAGCAACGCCTTCGTCTTATCATAAAGCCATTCAACACCCTTCAGCATTGGCTTAAGCACGTAGGTCCAAAAATATTCCATCGGTTTAAAAAATGCCCATTTAATAATCCCGCCAATCAATTGAAAGTTTTTACCAATCAACCAAACTATGTCCTGTATGATTTGTGATTTGTTGTACAAGCTAACCATCCAATTTACAGCCGATGCGATACCGCTTGTAAGCGCATTGATCCCCTTGGTAACAACAGGTAAAAAAGCCGATCCAATTTTTATAGAGATACTTTCCATAGTACCCTTCAAACGGTTTATTGATCCGTTGTAAGTGTTCGTTTGTATAGCCGCTTGTTCGTATGCAATATTTGTCCCGGTAACTTTACGGCCCATCTCTTCAACGCCTTTCGCGTTCTGAATAAGTAACTGAGCCGCGTTAATATTTTCACGCCCGAATAAGTGAGCCAACAAAACCGTGTCTTTTAAATGCGGCTTAAGCTTCACTAAACTCTTCATCAAACCATCAGCACGTAAATCAATACCCGGTAAAAATTTCGTCTTCGTTTGCAACGCAATCAAAACGTTACGCAGTCCGGTGCCCGCTTCACTACCCTTCACAGCATTTTGAGAAAGTATTTCCAGTGCGCCAATAGTATCTTCAAGACTCACCTTCGCAATTGCCGCTGTACTACCCGTAATCTTCAAACTCTCAGCCAAGTCAGGTATTTCAGCCGCGCCATATTTCGCACCCGCAGCAAGCGCATTGATCACACGCCCGGCATCAGTAGCCTTAAAACTAAATTGATTAATAGTTGCCGCCATTGTATCAGCAGCCATTGCCAAATCAACACCCGCAGCTTGTGCCAATGTGATCGTTTTTTCTTGCAGCAAGTCAAGCCCTTTAACACCGCCAATTGTTGCAACATCAATATTGCTCGCAAGCAATTTGTAAGCTTCAGCGGCTTTCATTGCACCCAACCCGGTCGCAGCACCAACCTCCAAACTCTTTTTACTCAGGTGATCCAAGTCTTTACCAGCAATCCCGGTAATAGCAGAAACCTCAGCCATGCTTTGCTCAAAGTCGCCCGCTTTATTTATCGGACCAATCAGCGCAGCCGCCAAAATAGCAAGCCCGGCCACAACTAAAGCAACCGGGTGTTTGACTGATAATAAACTTTGAATTACATTACCCATTGCGCCCGAAGCTTGACCAGCCATGCCCTCAAGCTTTCCAAACGCATTACTCAAAAACGGAATTTGCATTCCGCTACCCTTCGCCGCATCTCCAGCCTTACTAATTTTATCCTGAAGCCCACCAAACTTAGCCGAAACCTTATCCCCAGCACCGCTGAGTTTAGCTAACACAGAGCTTACGCCGTCTGTCATCTTAAGTTTCCATTCGCTCAGCTTCATTTTATCTCGACTGTTTAATTGGCCTGTGTGTAAGAACCCTCCTCAGTCGTCATTGCGAGTTTTTCGCATGGCAATCTGAGGAGGGATGAGTCCCTTATTTTTCTTTTGCTTCCTTTTCCCTAACCCATTGCAATTGTCCGAGGAGTGAAAAGATTTGCTCATCCTCAAGCTCCTCCGGGTTAGTTATGTGAAAGTAGTAGCGTAGCTGTGCGAATACCTGAAGTATATTGGACTTATATACTTCCGTTACGGCTTCGCTTATAGCTTTTTTACCTCAACATCAGCCATCTCAATGATCTCATCAAGCTGACCAAGTATTCCGTTTCTCAGGTAATCATCAGAATCAATTGCAGGGTCGCCCGCAAGTTTGCAATTCTCATAAATACTCAGGTTAAACGTTAAAGCCTTTTTATTTTCACTTGCCTTTGCACGTTGCAAATCAGTGTATTTAGGCTTACGCATGTAAACAACTCTCTTCACACCATCTTGCCCGGTTGCCGACATAGAGAAAACATCACCATGCTTTGCTTTAAAAGCTTCAATTTCGCTCGCGCTTGGTTGTTTCCAAGAGCTTGCTGTTTCGTCAACAACAGGTGTATTTACGGTATCGTTTGCGGTGTCGGTTGTTGTATCTTTTGCCGCTTTTTTTGTGTCTTTTGTGGTCTCTTCAGCCATGTTTTTTTGTATTTAGATTAACTTATAAATGCGTTTTTGAATGATTTTAAACGTTGTAATCAATCTTGCCAATGATCAAATCACAAACAACTGGCATGTGATCATCACCCGTCTTACCACCCTTTTTAAACTTCTTGATCCGTACACCGATCAACAAATCAGTTGTATCAATACCGCCTTCAGGAGCGTAAGAAACCGTTATATTGAACGGAGCCATAGAGGTCACTGATCTGCCCGGAGGCAAACTTTGCTGTAAAGCTTCAAACTCGCTTTGTAGCAATGTCAATGACCCTGAAAAATCTTTCTTACCTCTTCCAAACGCAACGGGTTCGTCTCCGCGTCCGTGTATGTTAGTATGCTCTTTGCTCTCTTCGTACTCAATGGCTTCAATACCATCAATCGGAGCAACCTTACCGGGAATTATAACAGCTATATCTTCCCATGCGTACTCATTTCCATTTATCATTGTGTGTCGTTTTTTATTGGTTCGTCATTGCGAGCATTGCGCCCAAGTATTACTCAATTGTTTTTAAACCGAAGTCTTATAAGCGATCTTAGCAGTCACCGTTTTCACTTCACCTTTCGGCACACCGTTAACCTCAACCACAATCTCGCCCGATGTGAAAACATTTTGATCAGGATTAACGAAAGCTTTAACAGCACTCAGCTCGCCCTTTTGAACCATACGTTGATTGATTGCCGTTTCAATCTCTCCTTGAAAAGCTTTACACACAGCCACAGGAAGCTTACCGCTCGCTGGGTCAATATCAATATCATCCTCAATATCATTCGTGTAAATTTCGCGGGCAATGCTCGCCATCTTATCAATCACACGTCCACGCTTAAGCGTACAGTAATCATCAGTCAACGGCGCAGCCATTGAGTCAAGGTTGATGTAGTAACCCGCCTTTTGAACGTGTTGCTTCAAAAACACATAACCATGATCATTCAGCGTGTCGCGGTTCGTATCGGTCAGAGAAGAGTAAGCAGCTCCGTTGCTGTAACCCGGATTTGTAATTGTGTTCGGGCCGTTCTTAACACGTGCAGTACTGCGTTGCACAGGCAACACAGATGCAAGTCCAAGATAATCACCCACACTCGCCATCTTATTTGCATAAGAGTTTGCAGTGATAAAATCATTGTCGTTGTACATCACAACCCCAACACGGTTAGCCGTTGCGCCTGCAACATCAGTCAAGTCAACAGATGACGAAGCATTACCTTGGAAGTTTCTACCTTCCAAAATAATTCTGCAATATCTGTAAAGCCCCTCCTCTTCCAAAAGCAAAGCCTTTGCATTTACAATCGCACTTGCAAGGTCCGCCTCAAATTGTCCGCTGTAAGTTGGAGTATAACCGCCATCAGGAACCAATGTGATACCGAGTAATTTTATTTTTCCGTTTGCAGTCGCAAGCAGTTTCTTGGCATACGCATTTGTCTTCAGCGTGATCGGAGTTAAATAAACAGTCTTAGCAACAACCATCACATAAAGCAATGTACCGTTCGGAGCATTGTTATAGAAGTCACTGATATGTTTGTGTGCAAGGCACGTATTTGTTGCATCATAAGCCGCATCAATACCCAACGCCTCAGCGTCAGCTAACGAAGCAATTGGACCAAGTACATCACCAAGGGCAAACTTGCCGCCCACAGCTATGCCCGATACAATTAAACCACAAGTACCATCTTCCGACTGCGCTTGGCTTCCAAGGTTGCCGTTTCCAATAATTACATTTGCTTTAGGTTGGCTCATTATTTTATGAATTTTATAATTATTAATACTAACGCGAGTAGTGATCCTATCCCGCCGATCCATGCAAAGCACTTCACCCAGCCGGGTATATATTGTACGGTAACAGTATTTGTTTTACTGTCCACTTCATTTCGTTCTCTCAGTTGAGTAATCGTTTTCTCTTGCAAAGCCACAGTCTTCTCCAGCTCCGGGCAAATACATTCCGCATCAAGTTTATTGTTTGTGATCTTAGCGGTGATCACTGAATGTTTTTTCTTAAGCGTCACTTCAGGCATATTTAAAACGCCATTTGTATCACACTTAACCATTGTCCAAATACTTGCAGTATCAGCCGCAAAAACTATTGTTGTATCTTTCCACCACTTCACTTTAGTTTCTGTCGAAGTAGTATCAGTCACCTTCTTATCAGTCCCAGTCAACACTTGCGGACACATGCACCCGGTCAAACAAATAACCGACAACACTATTGTTGCAAATACTAAAAGGAAATATTTAAAATTCTTTATCATTCGTCGTCATTGCGAGCATTTCGCGAAGCAATCTGCCCAAGTGTTACTAAATTTTAATGGTGTAAAAGAACTCTCCTCTTTTGCAAGAGGAGAGCTGAAGCACTATTTATTTCTTCTTTGTCTTCACTTCTTTTTCTGCTTTCTTACCTTCGTCCGATCCGTTAGCATCAGGCGCAACAACCTCTTCAAACTCCGAACGATCAAAACGCTCAACGCTTTTATCCTTCAGTGTATTTGCATGTGTGTTCGCTGAGTCCAAATGTTTCTCAGTAAAAAAGTGACCGTCTGAAGTACCATGGAAAACTTTTTCAGTTTTATGGTTCTCAAACATCTCCTTTGCTTTAGGGCTTAGTTCGTTCCTGTTCATTTTTATTTTTTTTGAGAAGTTTTTTAAGAAAATATGATGTGAAGAATCCTGCCGCCGATCCTACTATGGCGAGTACTATTGTACTGATCACCGACTCCACCGAGATCAACCCTAGAAGCGACCCCAACAACGTTGTTGTCGCTCCTAGTATTGTTCCCATGACCTCTTGATGATGGTCAAGCATATTATGCCGATGCGCTTTCGATCAGTGAAATAACACCCACTTCAGTTTGACGAGCTTTCTTACCTCCGAAGCGAACTTCAGCAGATAACACGTCACCATAAAACTGAGGGTCTTGTATTTTCTCATACACAGTGATTGCGCCCGCAGCTCTGCGAACATAATTTTTGTGCCAGAACAAACAAGCCAAGTTATCAGCAGCCCCAACAGATGCGCCGTATGCTGTGATCACTGGAGTACCAGTATTGTCATAACGGATCGCCGCTGATCTCACGTAAATCTGAATACCTAACAGCATTCCAATTGCGCCCTTAGTCAATGCAGCATAACCAATCTTGTCATAGCTCACAAACTCAGGTATGTTCATAATGTCAGCCATCATGTTAGCATCAATCAACGCATAGCGTCCATCTTGGCTCACATCCATACGGTTAAACATTGCGTTAACTGCAATAAAGTCAACCTTTGCAACCGCTTTACGGTTTCCGGTTTGTCCTGATACAAACGCAGCTCTTGCCGCTCCACTTGTGCGCACTTGGTTAGTTGCCAAAGTCGGTGCCCATTTAATAGCAAGCTCATCAGCAACGCGAGTCTTCAAGGTTTCAATGTTATCAGTCAGGATAGATTGACGCTTAGGGTAACTCAATTCAATCTCTTCAGCATTTTGCAAAATGATAGGATCAGTTGTGTAAGAGTCAATCGTATAGCTTGCTTCAGTATCGGTACGTTTTCCAGCAGTCGCAGGTAAAGAAGATCTATTTTTGCTTACACCCGGTCTTGCTCCAGCTTCAGGCAAATGCACAGTCGAACCATCAACGAACGGACTGTCATCAATAGATTGCATGAAGTAACTATTGTCGGGGAAAATGTTGTCCGCAATATCCTTCACCCAAATCTCCTTTTGAATCGCCATGGTCAAACAGCCAGCAGTGCCGTGAATTAAAAAGCCCGCCGCGAAAACTGTACCGCTCGATGCTGCAAATGCTGTGCTTGGGTCAATGTGGAAACCTCCAGCTACCGCAGGGGTCGCAAAGGCTCCAATAAATACGGCAAGCAAAACGTTTGCTACCACCGCCATCAGGTTAATCTGTTTCATAGTTTATTTGGTTTTTTTTGTTTTTACTTGGTTTAATTTTAAAGTCTTTACCTGTTTAGCGGCTACGCCCTTTCAGGTTTCGCCGCCTTTGCAGGGTTTTGTTTTAGCTTGTTGCTACTGATCGCCCAGTCTCAATAAACCCGGTACCGTTATGCTTAAATGTGATTGAAGCCGTTTTACTTGCTATCCCCACAATCGTTCCCAATGGTGCAGTCAGTCCCGTTCCAAAAGTGATCGTACGTGCGCCGCCCGCATCGTTTGCAAGGTTCAACACTAAAGTATCTCCAGCAACCGACTCAGATGTTGCGTCAACACTTACCGTCATGTTCTGACCAGCAGCAATATTCACAATCGTTTCCTTCGCCCAATGCACAATCGCAATAGTCGAAGCCGTTGTCTTCGTTTGCACGTCAACAGTCGGGTGCTTAGTTGTGATTTGATCTGCCAATTGCTTTATACTTGGCGAGCCAAAATCGTTTTTTATTCCTGTGTCGTAGTTAATTTTCATGGTATCATTGAAGCTTAAAACGTTTAACTTATTTTTTAAAGGGTCGCCGTAATACGGCAACACCTTACGCGGTTTGATAGAAGTCACTGTAAAGCTTTTTATACTTTTCAGCGTTCTCGTTTTTCATTTTCAACAAACCTTTAGAGTCCTTCTTGCTCCAATCATCAAACGTCCAATCTTTGCGAGGGTCTTTGTCTTTTCCATCACCATCAACAGAAAGTTGTGTGATCAATTCTTTGTGTGGCTTCTTTGCATCAATCAAAGTCTTAACAGAGTCGAAGTCAGCCGATGCAAGTTTTACATAAGTGTCTTTTTCTCCAGCCGATAATTTACCAGCAGCAATTGCATTCTCAACCAACGAAGTAATCTGAGAAGTTTTTGCAGCATCAACCTTTGTGCTTAGCTCAGTGATCACACCTTCAAGCTCAGTCTTCTTTGCTTCAAGTACTTTGTTGTTGGCAGCCGAATCTTTAACAGCTTGCAACACTTGTTCGTCTGTTGAGTCAGCCGCAAGGCTCAGCGCAACTATAAACAGTTTCAGGTCCTTCATTTTTATTTCGATTTTTGGGTTTAACTTATTATTAGATGATAAAACGGTTAGTACATCTTCTTTAGCCATCAGTTTTCCTTCTCTATCAAAAACCCTGATTGCATTACCATTGGAGGGAAGAGGAGTAAGTGAACACTCCATCAAAATACATTTAGTACAAATAGGTACATCTTCAAAGCCCGGCATTCCAAGCTCAAACTCTAAAGCCTCAAACCCTATTGAAGTGCCATTTAAAAAACCTTGATCAACTTTGCCCGACATAATCATTGCCTCCGGGTCCTTCTCATCAAATACACTTTCAGCCGTTAGTTGGTCGCCTTCAACTTTAATGTTGTCCCATCTTCCAAGTATGTCCTCCTTGCAATGATCGAATAACATAACCGGGTTCTTAGTAAATCGGCTCAAATCAATTCCCGAAGTCAGCACAATAAAACCGTAGTTGTTTATTGTTTGGTCGGTTAATATGAATTTTTTTGGCATCGCTCTATTTGTTTTCGTTGCAATATTTCCCTCACTTCGATAGCACAAAGTTGCGCCTCATTCCGCCACAAAAAAAATCAGCAAAGCATCACGCACCTCTAAAACGCTCAATACACGCCACTTTCAAGGGGTATCATAAAACAGAAAAATAAAACACAGGTAGTATTGTCGCACCTTTGTATCAATGGAGAACGCGCAAAAAAAAGAATGGGCAAAGCTCATCTACACCAAAGAAGGTCTTAACGGAAAAGAAACCGCTAGGAAAGTTGGAGTGTCTGCAAAAACAATGAGCGAGTGGGTAAACAAAGGCAAGTGGGATGATCTGAAAGCCTCTCTCATCATTTCCAAAGATCAACAGCTCCGCCGCCTGTATGCGCAAATCAATGAGCTTAACAACGCAATCGAAGATCGCGAACTCGGCAAACGCTTTGCCGACAATCACGAAAGTGATACACTCGTAAAGCTCACTTCAGCAATCAAGAAGCTTGAAGACGAAAGCGGTCTATCAGGTATCATCGAAGCCTTCAGTGGTTTCATGCACTGGCTCCGCTTAATTGATTTACCAAAGGCTCAAGAGTTTTTAAAATACCAAGACGATTACATTAAAACAAAGCTTTAATGAATAGCACAGACCGCGCAGCCTTAAAGGATTGGGACGCACTGCGTCTCAGTATTGAGCGTGCAACATTTATACAGCCCAGCGAAGAGCCAACAGTAAAGCGCAAGCGTATTGATGAGCTATTGGGTGATTGGGAAAAATTCGCGAAATATTATTTTCCGCATTATTGCTCTTCAGAGTTCGCACCATTTCAAAAACGTTTCTTAAAAAAGCTCATAGGCAATAAGCGCATATTAATTACACGCGCCATTGCCCGGTCACATGCCAAGTCTGTTATAGCTGGCATTATTGCTCCATCGTTTTTAAAATTCAATGGTGAGCTTAAAAATATGATGCTTGCAAGTCGCACGTACGATATGGCTGTT